TCTCCATTTCCACTCTTAGGATGTGGCAGGGCGTCGAGGTGAGCTGGTAGCGGTCGCCTTCACTCACGGCGAAGGTGACGGTCGCGTTCTGCTGCATTCTATCCTCCAGGTATTTTGCGGCGCTGTTCGACCACGCTACGTCCTTTTCCACGCACCTAAGGGTCCAGACGCGTTTAACCCCGTAGATGAAGCGTTTGACGGTTAGCTGCTGGTTTTCCCAGGCGTTCCACTCGGACGCTATGGGCAGGGCGGTTTCGGCGAACTCCACCACGTTCAGCGACAGGAAATCTATTTGGAAGGTCATCCGGTCACCTCACGTCCACGGCTATCACGCTTATGCAGCCGCCGTATCCGCCGACAAACAAGCCCACGTTTTTGACTTCAACGCTTTCAAAAGTGTAGTTCCACGGGAGAATGCCTGTCCCGCTCGCCGTGCTATAGTAGTCTGTGGAGTCTCCGAAGCTGATGAAGCGGGGCCAGCCGAGCTTAACCGTTTTGGTCGCGTCCGCCGTGAGGGGCTCCATGACAAGGTAAAGGGTTGAGCCCTGCGGGAAATCCAGGGTCAGCGGCTGATGGGAGTCTATGAGTATCCATGGGCACATGACAATGTTTAGGACAACCCTCGCGGTTTGGGTTGTCGTAAACCTGTTTGTGGCTTTGACTTCAAGGGTATAAGTCCGATTAGTGTCCATGGCGAAGAAAGTCCGCCCAAAGCATCCCTCGCTGTAGGAGGGGTTCGTGTAGATGGCGATGTAGTCGGTCTGGCGTTCCATCCATGGAAGCCCAACTCCGTCGAGGTAAATCTTGAAGTTCATCACGTCCGAGGTTAATTCCGACTCGCCTGGGTTGACCAGGTAGCTTCCACGCTTGTCCACCATCTCGCAGTAGGCTGTGACTATGCAGGCGTATTGCTTTATCATCCCCGCCGGCGTCCTCCTGCCGTAGAGGGGGCCCAGGTCGAGGGACAGGACGGTTGCGGTCTGCCCGGACCCCACGCTTACAGAGTTGGCGGCCTCTTGGCCCGAAAGGTCTGGAAAGTCGAGGTTGAAGAATGAGAACTCGGATATGTTCACAACTTCGTTGTTGTTTGGACTGTTGTAGACGGCGGTTTGGAGCGCGAAGCTGTGGTTTCCGGAGCCGAGATACATCAGCAGCCCCCGCTCGGCGCCTGGGCTAAACGGAAGCGTCTGATAGACGAGGACCGGGTTGGTGCCGTGCAGAAGCCTCAAGCTGCCCATGGCGTTGCTTCCGCTGCTGTATCCCTTGAACTTCGCGTAGACAAGCGTGGGGGTGGCAATGTTCAGGGTTGTGGTTTTCCTGGTTGTCCAGTCGTGGAGGGTTGGGCTTGTGTATAGCGTAGTGTCCTTGTAAAGGGGTCCCTCGCTTTTGACGTGCCTAACCATTTCGCTCAGTAGCATTAGAAGACGACACCTCCAAACACGCGGATCCGCTTGGTCGGCGCGGCCGCAGACGTGGCTTCAATGAGCGTGGTTTTCAAGGCTTCCTTCACCTTCTCCACGGCCAACTCAACCGTCCGCCTGTCCGCCGAACCCTCAACGTTGACAAGCGGGGCTGTTATGTTGACTGTTACGGGCGCAGGGGCTGGCGGAGGCATAGGCGGGGCCCCAACCGGGACGGCGGCCCCCGCACGGACCCCGCTTAAGGCTAAAGCCGCGGGCTTCCCGATTTCGGCGACAAAACTTTTAACGCTTTCAACACCCTTGCTCATGCTCTCCTTGACGGCGCCAACCCACTTGCCGAGGTCTTTTATGCTTGATTCGACGGCGTTGTGGATGGCGTGGGCGAAACATATGCTTGTTATGAAGTTCCAGACGGCCTGCCCAGCCTGGCTCAGGGCGCTCCCCGCCTGGCTCGCGAAGTTGCTGAAGGCGTTGCCTGCTGCTTTGGCTGCTCCGCCCACGGTGTCCTGGATGCCCTTCCATGCGTTTGCAACGGCGTTCCAGGCGTTTTGGGCCGCGCTGCAAATATTGTTCCATATCGAGCCGAGGGTGTCTTCAAGCCAGCGGAAGGCGTTTACAACGGCGTCGCAGAACCCTCTAATGGTGTCTATGAGGGGTGCGACAACGCTGTTCCATATGCCCACAATGCCTTTACATAGGTCTGTCCAAAGGCTTCCGCCTATAAGCCAGCCGAAAAGCCACTTGAAAGCGTTGTAAACGGACTCACAGAACCATTTAACCGCATCCACAACGGGCTTCACAAGGGTGTCCCAAGCCCAGCCAATCCCCTTACACACGGCGTTCCAAACTTCGCCAAGCTTCTGGGCCACATTCATCCAGAACTGCAGGTTCGCTATGAGCACCATGCGGATGAAGTCCACAATAGGCCGGATGTATTTGTCCCAGAAGCCGCTTATAGCCGAGCAAATGCCGCCCCATACGTCGCCCAAAGCCTTGAAGACGTTCATCCACAGCCGAATGTTAGCGACCAAGACAGAAACTATGAAGTCTCCAATGGGCTTGATATAGGTGTTCCAGAAGCCGCTTATGGCCGAGCAGACGCTGTTCCACGCGTCGCCGAGAGCCTTAAAAGACATTCCATCCACAGTCGGATATTGAAGACTAGGACGGAAACTATAAAGTCCGCAATGGGCTTGATATAAGTGTTCCAGAAACCGCTTATGGCGCTTGTAACCGCGCCCCAAACGTCTCCGAGGGCTTTGAAGGCTGCTGCCCACATGTTTATGTTGGCGACCAGGACGGCGACTATGAAGTCGGCCAGGGGCTTCAGGACGTTGTCCCAGAACCATGTTAAAGCCCCGCAGATGGCGTCTATGGCCGGCTTGAGGAAGTTATAGAGGGCTTGGCCGATCGCGTTGACCGCGTTCCTGAAGGGCTCGCATGTCTGGTAGGCCGTGATCAAGGCGCCGACGAGCAGCCCGATGGCCATTATGGCTGCCATGATTGGGTTGGCGGCCAGAAAGGCGGTTACCTTGTTAACCATGTCAATGGCTGCGTGGAAGCTCTGGAAGGCTTTGACGCCGCTGTCAATCATGGTTATTACCGTTGGGACAACGGAGAGGGCGAACTGCATCACCGTCTGGTTCACGTTGTTCTGCATAATTTGGGCTCTTTCAGCTGCAAGCTGATACTTTTCCTGGGCGAGGGCGAGGTTTTTGGCTGCTTCTTGGGCTTTCTCGCTTTCAGGGCCGTATTTGGCTACAGCTTCGTTGTATTTCCGCTGGGCTTCCTCCAAGGCTTTTTGGGCTACTTCAAGCTGATAGGAGGCTCTCGAAGCAGCATATTGCGCCTTCTCAATCCTGTCTAAGCCCATGTAGAGGCTGAAGCCTGCTGTCAGAACCCCGCTGAAGCCCGTGGCCAGGTTCCGCGCCGAGGCGACGGCGCTTTCCTGGGCTTTGGCTACCCGCTCGTTCGCCTCTTCGACGCGCCCCATGGCTTCCGCTGTCTGGTCGCCTAGTTCGCGGACGGCAGCCAAGGCTTCGTCAACCTTGGCTGTTATGCGCATTTCAAGCTCTTGGCTCATTCACCTGCCCCTTCTCCTGTAGAACCAGTTAAGCCAGGAAACGAGAAACTGGAACTGGAAGGGTGTGAGGCTGCCTATGTATTCAAGCGGGTAGCCGTATTCGTGGGCGATTAGGCCTATGTGCTGGGCGTTAACATTGGCTCTAACCCAGTCTTCGACGTCCTGCCAACTGTAAAACCCATGTCCCTGCTTAAGGCTGTCATAAGTTTAGCTGCGACTTCCAACGGTAGGGCTTTGACGTCCTCGAGGGTTAAGTCCTTGTTCGCCTTATGCAGCATCAGCCAAAGAGTCATAACGCCCCGCTCTTCAGGAGTCTTGCACTTGCCGAGCTCAATGCTGTCCGCCAGCGTTAAGACTCCGTATTCGACAACGCCCAAGCCTTCAACTTCAACCCTGCGAATCTCCCTGCTGCTTTGAATTAAAGCCTTGACGTCGAATTTGGCGGCCTTCGCAGCCTTCTCTTGCTCGTATTGCTCAAGCTTTTTGGCATATTCCTCCACTTTCCCGCTCAAAGCGAATCACCTCCCTTCTCCAGTGACTTTTCTTTCGGCAAGTTTCCGCCTAATTCGTTCAAGCTTGCTTTTCCCCGGCCTCATTTAGAGTCTCCCCTAAACGTGGTTTTAATGCCAAAAACAGGCGGGTTACCGGGTTCAGAACCCGGTGAGACTTTGACAAGCTTCAGCCTTTTCGCAGAAACAGTTTGATAGACTATTTTTAGACCTTTGCAGTCGCGGATAACCATTTGCTGAAGCTTTTCGATCTCCCTTAACGGTCCAACGGCTATTAAACCAAAGTTTAGTATCACGTCTTTGTTGCGTTCCAAATTTTCCATAAATTTTCCCTCCAATCAAGGTTTTAAACAGACTAAAAATTGGGATTCTATGGTTGTGTCTCAAACAGTATGTTGTCGCCTTCGCCTTCCAGGCTTTCGGCTATCACGCCGTCCTGCTCTATGCTTTGCTCCCAGCTGTTTAACGTGACGTTTCTGAGCGTTATTAGCGGTTTGCCGGATCCCCATCCGTCCGGAGCTATCATGATGTCGAACTTTTCGCCGGCGAGGATTTTGTTGGCGAATTTGCTGCTCACATACAGCAGGTCAATGCTGACCTTGAAGGTTTTGTTTCCGCTTGAAAGGACGGCGGGCTTATCGCTTCCAAACACGTATTCCTTGACCAAGTCCACGTCAACGCTTGCGCTGACTGTCTTGGCGTAGCCTATGAGAAGCCTCTCCGTCATGCCCGAGAAAGTCGCGGATCCGGATGTTGAACCGCTTGTCGCCCTCACGCCGAACCGGAAGCTGTAAGCGTTGTCCGGCGCCGTGTATTCGTCGGTCCTCGTCGGCAACGGTGTTAGGCGTCAAGTTCACAGTGTTTCTGCTCAGCTCGGAGCCGGCGCTGTTCAGCCAGCTGAAAACTGCCTGCAGGGCGGTTATGTTAGCGTTGCTGGATGTATGTGTATGTGACTCGGGCTGTTTCTCCGGGGTCAACGCGCTCAGCCGGCGTGAACGCTTCGCTTGTGCTGTTTGGGGGCGGCGAAACGCTGATCGTTAAAGGGTAAAGTGTCCGGTAAAGCAGCGCGTTTCTGCCTAGAATCGGCATTGGAGATCACGCTCCTAAAGGTTAGGGCTGTCACTGTGTGCCCCAAGTGATGTTGGTTCCTTCGCCCTCAATGCTTTCCATTACCACGCCGTCTTGCTCGATGCTCAGCTCCCAGCTTGTGAAGACAACGTTGCTCAGAGTTATCTTCGGCTTACCTGTGCCTGTTCCTTCAGGGCGAATTTCGATTGTCACGGCTGTCCCGTTGAGAACGTCGTTGGCGTATGTGCCGTCCACGTAAGCCTTTTCAATGCTAACCTTGAAGCTCTTGTTTCCGCTGGCGAGAAACGCCGGCTTGTCCGGGCTTGACCCGCTGATGTAATATTCCTTGATCAGGTCCACGTCTATGCTGACGCTGACGCTTGTGCAGTATCCAATTTCAGTCGTCCCCTTATAGATCGAGGCGCTTCTACCCAGTATCGGCATTCACACTCACCTCGCTTGCGGGCCACCCGCTTGTGATGGCCCTTTACAAGCTTTCCCAAGCCTTGCTGATGGCTTCCTGCATGGCGAAAGTTAGGAGAGGCATGCACTCGTTTATCGCCCGGGTTAGGAAATACCTGGGCGCAATATAGCGGGTTCCAAACTCCTGGAATATGGCGTAATAAACGTATGCGCCGACGCGGAGAACCAGGTCGCGGGTTATCGTGTGATATATGCTTGCCCGAAGGGCTCCGGTCCTAACAGGCGCGTAAGCCCTTGCCCGGACAACAATCTGCTGGCCTATTTCACCCAAAACCTCGGCAAACCTGTCCCTTAAACCCTCGCTCATCTGCTTGAGGGCTTCGGCGAAAGCCTCAACCTCTGAAGGGTCAATTTGGATTTTAACAGTCACGCCAAGCTCACCATTTTAACCTGAAGGCTTAGCCGAACCAAATCCGGGCTCTCGTTCTTGTTGAACTCTCGGGTGATGTCCGCGAAGCCGAAACCGCTTGGCGTGGACGCTTTCAAAATGCGGTAAACCTCGCCGCGCATGTTTTCCCTCACAGCGACCGCGCTGCCCACGGACGTTGAAACCTTTACGAGGATGTCAACCATAACGTTCTGTTCAGCCAATAAAACGCCTTTAGCCAACACTCGAACGTTTGCAGCAGTCATAGGCGCGTAACAGGCTACAACATAGTTTTTGCCCATCTTCGTGAAGTCTATGGCTTCAACCTTGCTTTTAGCCCAATAAATGTCCGCCTTAGAGGGGCTGGAAAGGCTCCAGTTGTCCTGTAAATGCTGGCATAAAACTTCAGCTGCGTCCGCCATCAGCTACTACACGGCTCCACTTCATAATATTCGGCGAGCTTCTCAATGTCCACGCCCGGATCCAAAATTGTTATTCGCCCGTTAAGCTTCAATTTCACATAGTTTTTGAACGTCATGGACTAATCAGCCCGCCCCTATATTTCGGAACCTCTTCAGCAGCCGTGGCCTCCGCAGCCTTAACTGGCGTTGTCAAGTTAACTAGCTGGCGGACGAAATCCTCCTGGAAGCCTTTGATTGTGCGTTCAATGGCTTCTGCGTAGGGGCCGGCTCTTGACACACGCAAATCGCCCAGGAAGTAGTCGAAGGCGCCTATCATGGCTCCGCCGCTTGAGACGACGAGGATGCGCATGCAAGCCAAATCTAAAGCCGCCATCTTCGCAACCGGGTATTTCGGGTCGTCCGCGGTTAGGTCTCTACCCAGCAAGCGCGTTTATGTAAGTGTTTGCGAAGTCCACGTGGGCTTGAACGCTTGCCTCGGCGATTGTTAAGCCGTAAACCGTGTAAACCTTGTTTACGCTGTCGTATGTCATGTTTAAGGCTGCTTGCAACATCCTGACGCGGTTACATATTGCACGGTCATGTTAATCCCAGAACCACAGGCTCAGGAATTGGATTATAAACGCGAGGACTATCACGCCATACATTATGTCGCGGGCAAGCCAAATGTCAACGCTTGGAAGCATGTAGAAGGGCCAATCAAACGTCTTAAGCCCTAATGAAAGGCGGAATTCCACGATTTCAAGCTGCCAAAGCCCCGCGACAAGCATGAAAACGCTTAGGGCTATACAGCAAACGTTTTTCAAACGCCTGATACGCTTAAGGCGTCTTAAACGCATAAGCCCAGCACCAAGCCGATTATGAAGCCGAAACTCCACTCGCGAAGCTCGTGGAACATTTCATCGCGGATTTTCGACTCTTCAACATATTCATAAGCAAAAAACTGGATGTAGAGAAAAAGGGAGATTGCTAGGCCAAGCCACCCTTTAGGGGCTAAGAAGCCCGCCGCCAAGCCATGTAAAATGTGGCAGAGGATGGAAAGTTTACTCATGGCTTTCAAGCCAGTCGCTGTATTCGACAGCTGTCCCAGCTACCACGGAAGCGCCGAAAATCAAAGCTGCCCAAATTGCTGGGGCGAATGGCAACGGGGCTATCTGGTTTACTGCTGAAGCCAGCAGATAAAGCGCTGAGCCGAAAACCATGCCTATGACGCTTCCGTAGATCAGCCCCTTCATCAGGCGGAACAGCACACGCTTAGGCTTCTTGCCGTTTTCAGACATGTTTTAACTCACCTCGCTTTTGTTCCGCCAGCCACGCTTGTTGGCTGGCTCTGGAACAGAAAAACAAAAAGGGGAACTGGAAAAGGCGGAAAATCGTTAGGCTGTTTAGCTTGTCGCCAAGCCTGTAACCTTTACGATCGCCTCACCGTAAGTGACTACAGGCGCATACCTTGTTGAAAGCACCACATCGACAGCGTCGAACTCCTTCTTGATCTCCACGTCAGTTGTCAAGGGTCGCTTGATAACGAAAAACCCAAGCGGGGCGTAGGCAGCTGACGCGTTTTGGCCTGTGCTGAGGATGTAGGCTGTTCCTGCGGGTATGACTGGACTTACGTAAACGTTCATGCCATAAATGGTGCCGACGGCTCCGGTTTGTATGACTTCCTCGCCGTAGTAGGCGTATAGCGAGAACTGTGGCAGGTAATAGACGTCTCTAGCGTTTATCGGGTTCAATAGGATGGTGTCTGGTATCAAGCCGTAGTTTTCGATTGCGGCTTTGGCTGCTAGAATGTCTTTTGTTCCAAGCCCGCCTGAAATCGTGAACTCTGTTCCCGTTGCCGAGAGGCTTTTGCCTGTAGCCGTTATCGTAGTGGCTGCAGCTGTGTCTATGACTGTTTGGCAGTCTTTGTCGATTGTGTAGGCCATACGCCTTGCTAATCGGCGCAGCTGGTCCTCGATGACGGGTATGTATAGGTCTTCGATTGCTTCTCGGGTTATCCTTTCCCGTAAGCCCTTTCTTGTATGGCGTTACAGTGATGTATGTGTATGGCGTGTAGTCCATTGGAAACTCTGTGCCCTCGGCGACCTCGGTGATCGCTGCAGCCCTTGAGCCTTGCTGCTTTACGAATGTTGCCGTTTTACCCGCTACAAGCGGAAACTCTGGAAACAGGCGTTTAACCACGAGGGCGGGCATTGTCAGCTCGATTATCTTCTTGTGCAGGGCTGGATAGGCTATTGCGCCCGTGTCAACCCAAGTGAAAGCGTCACGGAACATAGCCATAGCCAATCACCCCTTCTAATACACGTGCGGGTTAACAGCCACCAGTATCACGTCGCCAGCAGCTGATGCGGCTTCCAAGGCATAGCCTAAAGCCCTGTTTCCAGCAGTAGAAACTGCAACCGCTCTTGCCGAAGAGTCTGAGCCGACAACGGCGCCGGCTGAGATAGCTCCGCCGGCGGTCACGTAAACTATTGGGCAGCCCATGATGACGGGAACCTTTGAGCCTGAAGAGGCGCTTCCGGCAGCAACGCCTATAACGGCGTCCGTTGCACCAGCAGCCGGACCGACAGTCATTGAACCCGTCACTTTAACAAGCTGGCCTTTCGTTACGGCTGCGCTTGCAGTGAAGGTGACTATGTCTCCGGGTAGACTGAATATGTTTCCTGGAACACGAGCTTCAAAAGACATGGCAAATCACCCCTCTACTGGAAGCCTACAAGCTTGCGGTGAGCCTTCAAAAGGTCTTTGAACCAGTCGTAGTTCGCCAAAACGTCCTTTTCGAGGACGTCAACGGCAACAATGCCTTTTCCAGCAGAGCCTTTCTTTTTAGCCTCGCTGACAGGGGTCGGCGCTTTAACCTCTTCAGCCTCTTCCGCTTCCTCGGCTTCTTCTGCCTCTTCAGCCTCTTCGCCCTTTTTGGCTTCAAGCTCGCTTAAGCGCTTAGACAACTCACTCAGCTTTTTGCTGAGGGTTGCCTTCTTAACACGCTTGGCGAGTTCAGCCTCGAGGGCGCGAACTTTGGCTTCCAAAGCTTCAATTGCCTCTTCACTTGTTTCTCCTTTGATTTGCTCCATAAGCTTTTCAAGCTGCTTCATGAAGTCCTCGTATTCCACTTGTTTAGGCGACTGTTCGCCTGGAGCAACGTTGACTGTTGCCTGAGCCACTTGCGGTGAAGCCTTCTGCTCCGCGTTAACGGACATGGGCTTCACCTCGTTTGCTGTTTGAACAGTTTTTGTTTCGGGTTCTTGCAGCCCAGCGGGCTTAGAACCCACATTATCATCCGGTGAAACGGATGACTGTGAAGGAGAAGGCTCCAAAACACCCGATTTGGTTAAAGACTCGATTATTGCGCCCCATTGAGCCTCGTTCATGGCTGCGTAGAAGCCTAAAGGCTGGAAGCTTGTTGTTTCGTAGGCTGGGCTTGCGACAATGCTTAACTCGCGGACTTTTGGCTTTCGGACAACTTCCCAAGCGCCCGGGCAGAGGTGGACAAGCCTTCCCTCTTTGCGTGTTGGACGCTTACACTTTGAACATTCAACCTCGTCGCTGTCAACTTGAATACTAACATGGGTGACGTAGCCCCTTATGATCTTGTCAATGAGTCTTTCATCGCCGACCTCAGCTCTGAAAAGCACGCGGTCTCCGTCAAGGCTTGCATCCACAACTTTCCCAACGACCATCAATGCGCTTTCAGCGTGGTCAACGCGGAGCTGCGCGCCCTTCAAAGTTTCAACGATATATTCAAGGTCTTCTTTTGGCACCTGCCACTTGTTTTTGTTGACGCTTGTATCTATCGCGACACCTTCGATTACCACAAGCTGCTCTTTAATTGGAAACTGGGCTTCCTTCTGGTCGGCGCTCTGAACTGCCTTAAAAGGCACATAATACCTGAGCTGCATGCTTTCCTACCTCTAAATCAAGCCAAGAATCTTCAAACGGCGAAGTTTCCGCCTCTTCTTCTGGTTTCTGCCCATGTTTATTCCACAATGGCTGGAAAAATGGCGCCTGGAAACTTCTGCTTCAAGTAGGCTTCGCGGAGAGCAGCGAAAGCCTGCCAGTCTTCAAGCATGCTTTTCTTCTCCTCTTGCGGGGTGTAGCCTTCGCATTTAATGCCAAGCCTGTTAACCTCGCAGGGCTGATGTGGGATCTTCAGCTCCTTATAATGGCGCAAGAGGTGTGCATGGGCCTTTTCGACGGCTTCCTTCTTGGGCATGTTTTTAGGCTTGATGTGTGTTACACGGGCCATAGCGTTCCGCAAGTGTGGCAGGTCAATGCTTCCGTCGGGCTTATGGTGCGGCAGATGCCTCAACATCCTCGGAACAGTTTTACCCTCCTCGTCCTTTTCGCCGCCAGGCTCAATCAGAGCAAAAGCCGAATCTGGAAGGTCGTTGATGTATTTGGTTGTCCACTTCGCAGCTTCAAAACTCATTCTTTCCACACCTCGGATTATTTAATACCCGTGAAGTCAATCAATGCGGGAAATGTCCAGGTAAGCCTTCAAAAAACGCATGCGAAGCTCGTTCCAAGCTTTAAAGTCCAAAAGAAGCTGCAGCTCGCTTTTCAAATGCTTTTCAAGCCAATTTTTAACGCTTTCCTTGTCCTTGAACCGCGTCTTGTCGAAAATGTAGCTTTGAATCTCCCAGCGGTTTGTTCCTTTAACCCTCCCCAACGTTATCTTCACGCCTTGGGTGATGGGCTTAACCCTAAACTTGTCAAACTTGTCTGGGTCTTGAACACGGTAACGGAAAGTGTTAGTTGTCTCATCAATTCCCGGCATTTTCATTCCTCTTTGTTAACGTCGACAAGCTCAAGCCAGCAGCGACAATGCGGATGCAAGTTGACTTTCCAAGAGTCTATCTCCTCATCCCACTGCTCGGCATACTCGAAATAGCGGGTTGGGTTTTCATCCGCCTCGCAGACAAACTCATGCCCGTCCAAGGCGGAACATTCATCGCAAACCTTCTCGTCCCGCATGGTCCGATAAGCGTAAACCCGTTGCTCGCCACGTTTAGGAAAGCCGAAAAACGCCATTATGCCACGCTCAATAATATTGAGCATTTATAAAGGGTGTTGAGCAAGCGAAAAATACCCCGTATCAGGGCTTAACCCCGTTCCGTTTCAAAATGGCTTGAAGTTCTTCAGGCGTGGTTATCGGATACTCTTCTGGGAAACCAAGTTGCACACGGGCTTCTTTGGGCAATATTATGCCCTTGTCAACAAGGTCACCGAGATATTTGGCTTTGTCTTGTATCGAGGGTTCCCATATGGGCTTCCACTTAATTTTCGGAACTTCCAGCCCTTCGCCAAACTCATCCCTGATAAGCTGCTTAAACAAGACTGTTTCAAGCACGTCGCCAATAATTTCCTGCATCATGCGGAGCCTTGTAACGTATTCCTGCATCACTACTTCCGCGGTCGCCCTGTTGGTTCCCTCTGAGTAGCCCAAGAAGATTTTTGGCACGCCTAAAACGGCTTCACGTTGCCTTAGCAGATAGTCAAGCCAGAATGTTACGTTGACATCTTTGGTTAGGCTTGGAACAACATCTACGTTCACGTCTCCACGCACAAAGACGTCTGTGGCCGGCTTACGGTCCCGGAAGGCTTCAACAAGCTGCTGGAGTTGCGTATCCGTCCAAGGTCTTTCAGGCGTTCCAGCCTTAACCACAAGCATGGGCTTAGCATATGTATGCACGATTACAGCCATGTCGTCTTCAAGCTGGTCGATTAAAGCCTGAATCTTCAATAATGGTCGGAGAAGGCTTGTCCCGTATGCCGATTCATACCACCATGACTTGGCTCCCCACTTGAAATGGCATATTTCATCGCTTGCGAAGACCACAGGCGGAAAAGTCAAGAGCTGAATGTAGCCTAAAACCTGCCCGTAGGCGTCTCGGCGGACACGCATGTGGACAGGGTCCAAAGGCTTAAGCCACTCGATTTTGCCGGTGTCCTCGTTCCTGCACATTTCCAAATAGGCGTTTCCAAAAACAAGCATGTCCGTCGCGACTATGCGGAGCGTCTCCAGAATGTTCTGCTCGTCAAGCCAGTTTGAAAGCCATTCTCGAACTTGGTCTTCTCCGCCTTCGAGCTCGAACCCGTTGCTTATAGCTAAGTTAACTGTGACGTCGATTGAGGCTTTGATGTATGGTGTGAACGTGTAAAGGTCCTTGTATTTGGGCAGATCCTCGATTGGAACGGTTCCCCAGAGCCTTTCCCAGTAGGCGGTGTAGGGCGGGGTTACGAAGCCGGCGCCGCTACCTTTCAACATGTATTTTGTCACGTAGCCCCATAGGACGTTGTCGGCTTTCCAGCTTACGGGCACTTCTTCCTCAATCTGGCGCCTGCTAACGTCCGGCGGGTAAAGCCTCTGAGCTGCAAAGGGCTTTTTAACCGCTTCCACAACGGCTTTCAAGCCTTTGCGAATTCGGTCCGCGACAAAACTCATGCGAAATCACCTTAATGGGGCAATAAAACGGCGCCTTTACCGGGGAGAGGCGACTGGACGGCTGCATAAACGGCTAGAGCCGTCGCCCAGAACACGTCATCGTGGCTTCCCTCCGGGTGGCTGAACCGTATGTGGCCTGTTTTCATAAGCTCAAACTTTTCAACGTTAAGCTCGGCGCACAAGTCAATGTCTTGGCGTCTCCGAACAGGCTCATAGGGTATAAGAAACTCCTTCTGCCTCATTTTCTCGCGGAGAACAGTCGCCATGTCCTCTTTGGTTTGAACCGTGAAGGTTATGCCTTGCACGTTTTGGATTCCGCTGTGCGCCATGTCCTCGACAATGTAGTTGCCGACGCCTGTAATGTCGGCGTAAACGGCGCGAACAGTTTTCCAACGATCCTGGAGGCTTTTAACATAGCCTATCACGCTCGCATACTCCGTGTTCAACGGGAACCGGTGCACGTGGACAAGCTTCAATATATTATTAGGAAACCTTTCGACAACCACGACAACGCTGTAGTCCTGCTGTTTGCCGAAGTCAACGCCGATGTAGAAGTCTCCTTGAGGCTGATCGTGGAAGTCGTAGGGCTGAAGCTCAGCGTCAATGCATGAAGTGATAAGGCTTTGGGGCAGCCAAGCGTCAATGTCCTCGACAAACCGGCTTTCAAACTCGCGCTGGAAACGCTCTTCGGGGATGCTTGCGCGCATCTCCTCAATGAACTCGCGCTTAACTAAGCCCGGCTTTGACAACGTCCTCCCATGTGACGACATGCTGGCTGTATTCTGGGTTCATGCACATTTTGTAAAAGACTGAATCCGTGCTCCAAGGCGTGCTTGAAACGATAAGCGTCCCGTCCGTCGTGCTCAGCATGGGCATGAGCACGTTGTAGAACACAAGCTCGTCGTCTCGGAAGAAGGCAGCCTCGTCGCATATAACTTGGTGGGCTGTGTAGCCCCTCAAAAGGTTTGGGCTGTTTGGAAGCGCAACAATTCTTGAAGCGTTTTTGAAGCGGATAACCGTTCGCTGAAGTTTATCTATGATCGCTTTCCGCGAACTCGATGGCAGGCCGGTTAAGAAGTCTTGAAGCTTGTCCGCCAAAATCATGCTTTGGCGAAGGCTTGGCGCCACTATAAGCGTCAATGTTTTCGGGTGTCTGAGGGCGAACCATATTGCCCTTAAGGCGAGGGTTGTTGTTTTGCCTGCTTGCCGGCTCCATCGAACGACAATTCGCTTGCTTTTGTCGCGGAGAAGCCTTGCCTGGTATTCTGTGGGCGTGAAGTTAAACCATTTTTGGCAGAAATCAACGGGGTCTTCTGGCACTTGGACTGGTTCTTTCTTTTTAAGTCTCCTCAGCTCCTCCAGCACACCTTTCAGTTTCTCTTTTTGCTTCTGCAATCAGCTTTTCAGCCTCCGTGAGAATCTCGTTTATTTCCCGTTCATCAAGGTCTTTTGCTATCCTCTCCATGGCGCCTGCGAGGTAGGCTGCTGTTTGAGCCCACTTCTGCCTTGCTTTAAGGCTTACCTTAACCTGTTTTCCGTCCACTACCTGTGTTTTTGTTTTCCCTCGGGCTATGTCGCTTGCCATCTGGAAAAGTGCTTCAAGCTCATTGAGTAGGTGTTCTCTGAGCTTTCGGGTGTCAAGTTTTATTTTGGTTTTTAGGGCAATAAAACGCTGAAGAATGTTGTTTTTAACAGGCTTTTTGGGCAATAAAACAACACTCACCCTAATTTTTCTGATAATATTGGAGGGTGAATGTGTATGTTGTTGCTGGTAGTCCCATGTATAGCTTGATCCGCTTCAGCTTCGTGCTTCTATATGGGACGAGAATCCTTTTCTCTGGGACGTCAACGTGGATTCCGAGGATTCGCATGACGTCTAAGCCGAGTATAGGCGGTGAAGCCTTTGTCATAAACAGCCCATGTGTAGAGCTTTCGACCTGCCAGCTCAATTAGGATGTAGGCTGCTTTAACATGCTTTGAGCTTCCATCAGCTAAGCCAACATCAACTGTTCCGCTTGCCTCTAAGTTAAGTTTCTCAGCCAGGTCAGAGCTTATAGCGCAGCCTGTGGCTCCGGTGTCGACGAGAAACTCGACTTTTTCGGCTTTCTTTGGGTCAAGTGGGTTTGCTATTTTGGCTTCAACAAATATGTAGTCTTTGTCCTCAACCTGCCTAACATGCCACTTCCTTAAGCGGAACACCATAGAAATCACTTTAACAGGCTGTGGATGAAGTAGGCTGCAGCGGATATGGCTCCGCTTAAAATTGCCACGCTGAGGGCTTGGGTTGCCTGTAAGCCAGCCACGTAGCCTGAAACAAAGCCTATTGAAGCGTATGCCAAAGCCTTTTTTAGGCTTCTCTTCGCATAAAGCCCAAAGAACCTTCTACGCCTGGCGAGGCGAATGTATAGCCTTCTGAAAGCTTCCCCCGCCTCGGCTGTCAACGAGAACCTCACCCCTCTCAACGTCCGGGACAAGCCAGACGCTGAAGCCGTCAAAGTTCAGCAAGCCCAAAACGTCTCGGCGACTAAGCGTCGAGACAACCTCACCCCTAAGCCTGTCATAGTATGCGTGGCTGAAAATCACCCCGCGAACAACTCTCCTCTGAAGATTCAGCATGCTCCTTTTATGAGGCATAAATAGAACCCTCTAACGCCACTCGAAGGCGGCAAGACTAGGCGAAACGTTAAAATCTAAGGCAAAAACCAAAATAAATCGTATTATACAATCGGATGGTCAAAAAGTGGCCTCAGAGTCTATTTCACATAAATTCAAGTTGGCTGCAACTCTATCTTTGGTTGCTGGAGTTCTAATACTTTGCGTAGGCTTGATTGCCATTCCAGTTTGGTGGGATGCGGCATACTGGCCTCATGGCTCATCCACATGGCTTAGCAGCTTTTCAGTTAGCCTCATTATAGTTTGTGGTGCATTGATAACCGTTTCAGCTGTCTTCCTCTATAGGAATCCCCAACATAACCAGACATTCGGATTAATCATCTTTTTCGCCTCACCGCTAAGCCTGCTCGCCTTAGGCATATTATCCCCACAACCGGGTGGCATCATATTAATCATGACGATTTTAATGTTCATAGGAATGATTGGCGGAGCCTTAAGCATAACATGTAAAGAAAAATAAGGCAACTTAAGGTGAACAAAATGCCAAGAAAACACATCATAAGGGTTGTATTAAGCCCACAACAGAAAGAACTTCTTGACAAGATATGCCAGAAGCTGGGACAAAGTGAAAGCGAAACCCTACGCATAGCATTCCTACAATACGCAGAAAAACTAAGCCTAATAACGGAGAAGGTTCATAGTTAGAGTCAATGTTTTCCCATTCATAAAATGTTTTCCCTCAAAAATTATGACATCCACCTCTTTTGAGATGTTGTCGCTGCTTATAATCTGACCCCACTTGACAGAGTATTTGGGAGATAAGTCTCTTCTAATTTCTTCGATAAGCGAAGACGAACCTATAAGACCCACAACAAATGGATGAATACCTGTTCCCCGTTTCGACAATTTATAAAGTTCTAATACCTGACCTAATCTTTTCATTCGGATTGTTAATATCTCATCAGTTGTAGGCAAAATCAATTTCCCCCATCTTTTACTTTTTACGTGAAAATTAATAAAAATTTGCACAAATTTTAATTGCTTATGGTGTAACTATGCTTAGCTAAAGGAAATTAGCTAAGGCGAGGATCTTGCTTATAGTTGACGGTGTTAAATACAAACTGTATGTTCCCAAAGATGAGGGAGAATTTGAAAATCTTGCTAAAGAGCATCTTTATGAGATTTTTGGCAGGAACATGCTTTATTTTGATATCAAGCCTGAACTGCGCTCTAAGGCAGGGATTGGCTCTAAGCCTGATGGCATAGCCATTCTATTTGATGAGCCTTGCGCTTACATTGTCGAATTCGAGTTATCCAAACATCCAATTCACGACCATATTATAGCCCAGATGAGCAAGTTTAATAAGGCTTTAAAAAGTAGTGACACAAGGCTAAAGATCGCTGAGGCAATTTATAACGAAATTTCAAGCGATCCATCTAAGAGATTAACCGCCGAATCAAAGGTGAAAACCGAACTATTCAAATTTTTAACGGATCTTTTGTCCTCTAAGACTAAAGTATGTATTATCATTGACGAAGTGACTGAGGAGTTGAAAGAGTCCGTTGACAGGTTTGCCCTTTGAAACAAGGCTAATCGAGTTTAAAACATTCGAACGGGAAGGCGTTGGAATAGCCGTCCCATGCACATTTATTCGAGCCTATAAAGAAACCGCCGCCACCACCCTCCGCCGCCGGGCAAGCCAAGA